AGCTCCTTCAGGCAGGTTTGGATAGAACTGACTTCCATTGCCCCTGCTATGTCTGATTCACTCAATCCCATTCCTACTCTTTCTGTTCCTGGTGGGAGGTATCGCCCACGGTCAGGCCGAAGATCACGAATTCGGCTTGCCGCTGTATTGGGACGCCAACACGGATGGCGTGACCGTCAACTATGGGGCCTACAGCTCTCCGTCGAGCTGCACCGATCCGAACCCTTCCCCGGCGAATTGCGTGGCTTTTAGCAAGGTGGCCGATGTTCCCCATACTCCCGATCCGGTATGCACCCCTGATTGCATTGTGTGGACCGAGCCGGGTCCGGTTGTGTTCCAGCAAAGCACCTTTTATCGGGTGGTTGCCTGTAACGGGTCGGGCGAGTGCAGCGCGTTCTCGGATGAGCTGGAACTGAGGTGGATCGAACCGACTCCCGATGTGCCAGGGAAGCCCAGGACGCAGGTGACGGTTGTCGTTATCAACATCAACGGGAATGAGAATACCGTTGTCGCCAACTTCTTCTCGGGTCCAAGGCTGACGCCGCATCATGAAGTCGTGGAGTAGCTGTCAATTATAATTGACAACTTTGTCGCGTTTAATTGACAACCTGTGGGGGGTCATCGTCTAACAGGCAAGGATGCCGGACGCTCAATCCGGAGACACGGGTTCGAGTCCCGTATGATCCCCCTCTTAAATTCTTTTAACGACGTACACACCCGTTTGTGCTAGTATGCCGTTGGAGTCTGTCAGGCATGACTCGGCCCGTGATTCGTCATAGACCGTGTCCGGGAAGGCTTCACAGGTAGGGGAGTCGTCGGGGGTGAGAGTTCGATGGCTCCCCGTAATATCGTCAAAACCGTTCAATGGGAATGTTAGTCGTACCCACAATTTGGAAGGGGTAGGGAATGGGATTGAGTGAATCAGACATAGCAGGGGCAATGGAAGTCAGTTCTATCCAAACCTGCCTGAAGGAGCTGGACGAGTCAGCCAATCTCCTGGAGAAGCAAGCCGAGTCCTTCAAAACGAGGTTGCAGGGTGTCAGCAGAGAGAGAAATCCTACTATCGAAAAAAAAGAACTGGGCCCTGAATCAGAGATGCCGACACAAGTACACGCTAAAAGCCCCCTGGCCGTTTCGTTGGTCACCGTCGTTCAAAAGCTGCGCGTGATCCTCACGGAAAACGAAACTGTGTTGAGACACCTGGACCTTTAAATGGGCCGCTATGCTTCCAAAACCTCAGTCTCATCCGAGAAGTCCCGAAACGAGATCGAACGGACTCTTCAGCGATATGGGGCCAGTGGGTTCGGGTTCTGGCTTGAGGACGACAAGGCCCTCGTCCAGTTCACCATCGAGAACCTCAAAATCGCCTTTAACCTTCCCATGCCCGACCGCAAGAGCGAAGAATTTACCATGAGCAGCCATGAAAACGAATACCAGCGGAAGGCCCTGACAGCGGATACAGCCCATAAGCGTTGGGAGCAAGCCTGTCGTCAACGCTGGCGGGCCCTGGCCCTCGTCATAAAGGCGAAGCTGGAGGCCATAGATTCCGGGATCAGCACCTTTCAAGAGGAGTTCATGGCCCACATCATGCTACCCGATGGGGTGACCGTGGGCGAGAAGCTGGTCCCGGGACTGACCGAACTGATGGAAACGGGCAAAATGACTACGAAACTACTCCCCGGAAAAGTGTAATATGAATGTGGCCGCTTTATTTCGTTGTGACCTTCTCTCCTCCAGTCTGAAAGCGCGACGAGAGTGTTTAACATCGACACACCCCAAGCGGCCACTCTCTTTTTATGACTCACTTATCAAGACTCACTGATCCTCTATCAAGCTACTTGGCAGAGGATGAATTGAAAGCCAGCGGTAAGTGGAAAGGGCAGAAGGATTTTTGTTTAAGATTACTCAAGCGTTGCCGTTACCCACCAACATCGGGAGAACTGGCTGATCATTATGGAACTGACAGGTATTTATTTTCACGGAGATTGCCTGATCTTGAAAAAGAAGGACTTGTCGAGCGTTGCTCAATGAGGGAATGTGAGTCAAGGGGAACGATGGCGATTACCTGGAAGCCTATAGACAAACCTCGGCAAAGGCAAAGCGAGTTGTGGGAGTTTTGAGGAATGTTAGGAGCTATATCAGCGGGAATGTTAATACCAAAAACACTTCTGGAAAGGAGAACCAATGACACCGACAGCAACCCTTGAGAAACCGAAACACACACTGGCTTTCATGGACATTAAAGAAGGTGACGTGAAGCTCCAGTGGGACCCGGACGACAAAGATGAAGTGGCTGCAACAGAGCTGACCTTCAACAAGCTGAAGAAGAAAGGCTACGCCTTCTTCAAGATGAACTTTGGCGGGAAAAAGGGCGAGAAGATCAACGAGTTCGACCCGGATATCGAGAGCATCCTGGGAATCCCTCAAACCGTTGGAGGGTAGCCTTGGGCTTCTGGCAGAACTTACTCGGCTCAATGGGCGCAGGAGCCCTGTTTGGAGGGAAACGAGTGGCAGGTGATTACCCACCAGTAGGACCAGTAGGCGGTCCCCGGACCGCAGCTACGGCGAACATCACATTCGATGACACCAACGCCCTGACCACGGCAACCAACAACAATTTTTTACACATTCATCCGGGAACGAACATCAGCATCCAGCCAGGGGCGCTTGGTGGAGAAGCCACGATCCGGATGGAGACTCATCAAGACGACCGCACGATGGATCGCCTCTTCGTCTTCGACAATGGCGGTGGTACGGCCGATAACGCCATCAGCACCTGGAACAGTGGAACGACCACCGCAACGATCCAGGACCTCCGAATTGCCGAGTTCGACTATCGTTACCAGGAAACTGCAAGAGCAGCGGGGCGGTTGATCCAGGGCAGGATTCAGGACCACCTGAACCAGCAAATCAATCAGCAATTCGACAATCACCAACTTGACGCTCAGAGGTATGCATTCGAGGCCGACAGGTATGCAGCACAGATTCAGGGTCAGCCTCAACAGAGATACAACACTGACAACTATCAGAACGCTCTCGATAATCGAGCTGGTCAGGCACAATGGAACGACTATAATCGGGGCGCTGCACAACTGGCCGATATCTACCGTCCCTTCGGAGGCGGTCTCCAGGGTCAGGCACGGCATCCCGAACCACCCAATCTTGAGACTCCCCGCGCCATTGCCGAAGTCCGCGGTAATAATCTGCTCAAGAACATCATCGGTGATGTTCTCTACCACCACTACGAGAAGAAGGGTTATGTGGACTTGCCGAGCATCCAAAAGCCAGGGGTAGGCTTTAGGCTCAGGGCGCACAGAAGAATCGGACTCTTGAAGAAGAACAAGCTAGGCCAATGGGTCGAGCAGAAAGAGAGCCTCTGTATTCATGCTGCTGGCGGTTATTGGGTCGAGGGAGATCAGGTCGGTATCCACTACATGCTCTGCCAGTGTGACGAAACGAAACTCTGGGAACAGGCAATCGTTCATCAGGTAGCAGCATGACCAAATCAGACTCAGTCCACATGATCAAACCAGGGCGTACAATGGTGCGCCGTAACTACTTCATAGAGCTGCGACAGTTGCCCCTACTCGAGAAGGAAGCCAAAAGAAAGAAGGTCAGCCAGGGCGAAATTGTCAGGAGGGCGATTGACGCTTACCTTGTCGGGTCTTAGTTACGCAATCGTCCACGAACTTGACAGCCGCACCGGGGCTGAACTCACCGGGATCAAATGTCTCATCTGCGAACGAACCAGCTGGTATTGCGAAGATGTGAAGCGATTGTACTGCGCCAGCTGCGGAATCTTTCACACAGATTATGTACCCTTTGGGCTGAGGGCTCCCTTCATTTACAAGAAACCGGGGCTACTGGAAAGACTATGGCGGGTAACAGATCCTTTGAGACAGAGAGTGGTGCGGTGGTGCATGAAATCCAAAGTATGAAAAAACGACGGTACGTTAAAACCGTAAAGAAGGAATCCAACGTCAGCCAGGGAGAGCGACACTTGGCTGTCAGTGTGATGATGCAAGCCTTCAAGGATGCCAAGGAAGACCCCTACCACCACCGGGACGTCAATAAGCAAACCGAATCAGAGATCCACAGGAACGATGCCCTGCACTGGTTGATGGACGACAAAGAGTGGGGCTTCAACTTTTGGTCAGCGGTCCTGGGATTGAATCCCGACGCTGTACGAGAGCAGATCTTGAAGCAGTTGAATGGTGATATCAAATCTCCGAAACCCTTTCATCACGCAACAGCCGCTTTCCGATGAAATGCCTATTGCCTGCAAATACTGTATAGCCCTGAAGGGCCTTACAGCTGAAGACATTAAGAACCTTCCCAAGACTGAAGACGATCTCTACGATCACATCGAAGACGAGCATCATATCCCCGTCATGAGGGGAGGCGAATCAGATAGTGAAGCCTTTGACCGCTTTCGGAAGTCTCACCCTGACGCGGGATCGAAAAGGTGCAAGTGTCCCACCTGTACGGGCGGTGACGCGATTCTCGATAAAATCGGTTATTTCCTCAGAAGTTCAAAAGCCCATGACGGTGAGGCTCCGGATGATAGAGCCTGAAGTACCTCCTGTCACGGCATGGTCTATCATTGATCCTGTAGGGCGGATCTGCTACCGTTATCTCGGTCCTCACAAACACCTACTTTTGAAACAATTCAAACTCGCAAACAAAAGCCTGGACAATCTTAAAGACTACAAAGCCGAGGAAGTTTTGATATGTCTGAAAGAAAGCACATCGCCAAGCGATTCGTGATCCACTACTTCTCAGCTTTCGGAGTGTGGATGATGGTTTGGAGGTTCCTGGCCGAGCCTCTGTCCCACGCAGATCCGGGCATTCTCTCCAAGGTCATGGCGACCGCTTTCATGATGGGAGTGATTGCCGGCCGTGAGATCTTCGATGCCAATAAGCTGGCTAAGATCAGAGGGTTTATCTTAAACGACCTGGTCGAGAATAGCGAAAGCACGCAGGAGTTAGAACAACGCGCGATCATCTCCTTGCAGGACCCGCGCTACACCCTGAAGAAGTCCCTCTGGGACCTGGGCGGTTGGGGAGCGGGTATTGCAACGATGATCATTCTGCTTTGATAAAAACCGACTACGAGTTCCATTTCGATGGCTGCTCAAAGTGGTTCGATGGGAATTGGCGCCCATGCTGTTACGCGCACGACCTGGCCTATTGGATGGGCGGGACATACTGGCAGCGTGTGAAGGCTGACGCTGTTCTCTTTTGGTGAGTGTTTCTGACGAAGAGGGTCCCTCTTCTAAAACTCCGTGATTTAGGCAACTGGCGAAACTACCCGAAGGCCGTTCCTCGACTGGTGATGGCCCCGCTAATGTTCCTGGGTGTGCAGATCGGCGGCATGGGTATTATCCCGGCTCCGTTTCGATGGGGCTTTGGATGGAAGTGGCCCAGGACTGGCCCATAAAGGAAAAGAGGCGGTAGCCAGGACCAACCAACTACCGCCTCTAGGATAGAAAAACTCAAACGAACACCGAGAGTGTAGCATAAAACCCCTGACAACTTGACAGGTTCGCCATACTGAAAGTGGTGACCCACACCATGGCGAACTTTTCTCCCGCCATCGAAAGGAGCGGCTTCGGCTGCTCCTTTTCTTTTTGTGGTGTTGACAAGCTACGGATACTGGACATAGGAGGAATCACCATGGCTGCAAAAAGGAAATCGCTACCGGAAGGAGCGACCATGGCTCAACGAGCCGCCGATATCCAGGCCGGTCGAAGTGAAAGGGCCGGTCTCGCAATGGTCAAGAAGAGTCCACCACCCAAGCGCAGCCTTTCCGACATTGTTTTTGGCGCAGGCAGAGGCATTGGTCAAGCCCTTCGAGGAGCCGTGTTTCCCAAAGCCGAAACAGAAAGGCAGAAGAAGATCAAGGAAGCGAGGGAAAACAAGAGGACTCCGACGACCCGCAAGGGTACTCGCAAGTCAACTCGAAACTCAGGGAGGAGATAACATGGCCCATGTACCGCGTGATCCAGGACCAGCAAATAATCCAAAGCATGAAATGAAGGGACCATTCGAAGCGGGAGCTGCGTTCACCCGCATTCCTAAAAAGTTAGCCAAACGACTCGCAAAACGTGGGGCGAAACTCATGCCTAAGCGAGGATCGGGACGTAAACCTATTCGCAAGTCAGGGAGATAACCCCATGGCCGACGAAGAAAAAAAGAAAAAGGGCACTCTCCTCGGCACAGTGGGACGAGCCATTGGCAGGGGAGCGAAAAGGACCGCTGGTGCTGCGAAGAAAGCAGTCTTAACTGATCCCCGCGTGAAGCGTGTCCGGGAAGTCTTTACGACCAAAGCTCCCGATACACCGAAAAGAACTACAACTCCGACACTCACAAAGGAAAAGATCGAGGCCGCAAGGAAGAAACCAGTCAGCAGGAGAAAGAAAGTGGTCAGTGGGGCTCTAAGGGGAGTCGGAGGAGCTCTCAGGACCAGGGACACAACCCGCGAGATGGTCGGAGATGTGATCCCGAAGATCGCTGGAACAGCAGGAACACCTTTGGCTACAGCCTCAGAACGAACAATCCAAGAGTTGAACAGGCCCTTCAAAAGAAAGGCGACCAGGACCACCAGGCGGTCCACTCGATACGGAGGTCGGTAGTGGCTAAAGAGAAGTGGATCCAAAAGGCTATCAAGCGGCCTGGGGCCATGAGAGCGCGGCACAAGAAGGAGCCAGGTGAAAAGCTCACTGGTAAGGAAATCGCAAAGGACACGAGAAGTAAAAACCCAAGAGTTCGACGACAAGCTCATCTAGCCAAGACTCTCCGGAAGATTGGGCGATCGTCAAGTAGGAGGTAACATGGCAGTAGGAGAATTGGAAGTAGTCGTCGTGGCAGCGGGAACCCCTGTTCCGCTCCAAGTAGCATCGAAATCGGTCAATCACTTCACGATCCAGGCAGGAAAGACCGGGGCCTCTCCGGGAGACAATACCGGAGATATCTATGTCGGTAGCGCCCTGGTCGGTAACGGCTCGGGTGCTCCTCAAGACGCCTTTGGAGTCAGGCTAGCAACCGGACAGTCCTATTCTCCTCCTCCTTCGGGAATTGGACCCAATCCCTACAACCTGGCTGACTACTTCATCAACGCTGACAACAACGACGATGGCGCGACCGTACTGTTTGATGTGACCTGATGCCGCGCGTAACGTGGGACACCGAAGCTGAGTTTGACACTCACTATCAAATTCAGATTAAGGACCCGAGCCATCCACGATTTGGAGACCGAATCGGCTATGGGCGTCTGTTCGCGCAGCACTACATGGACCCTTATGACAGCAATATCTCGGAGTATAACTTCCGTGCCAGCCAGCTGATTAGCCTCTTCGGAATCGTAGCAACCGATCGGATCTGGGTCCTGGGCTGTGGCCTGGGCTTCCTGATCGAAGCGTTTATCGACGCAGGCTTTACCAACTGTTGGGGAGTGGACAGCAGCACCCATGTTGCCAATCTCCGAGCTGTCGAAGCGCGACCCGACGTTTCCTTTGCGGAGCGGGGCATCAATTCCATTACCCCGGCCGAGATCAATGCCATAACAGGGAGCGGAAATCAGTTCGATTGGGTGATCAGTGAAAGCGTCCTGGAGAGCTACGACGACCTTGAGCTCATTCCATTCTTCAATACGTCAGCTGCACGGCTGTTCGGGCCAACACCCAATGACCATGTGATTCACATGATTCTCTCTTTCGAGCCTGGGGATCACGACTCCAAGGTTGATCCCGCCTTTAATCGCAAAACACTCGTAGACTGGAAAGCCGAAAAACCTAATCAGAGCTTCGTTGACTATTACAGCTGGAACTTTCTCTAATGGCCTTACCGACTACCATCACCGGCGTAAACGTCATTGACAAAACAGCTGGACTGATTGGTCCCTTTATTTCCTCTGGCGGGGACGTTTACGTTGTCTTTCAGGACTCTGCGGCTCTGGGTAATCTGGATATCTACAAGTCCGTAGACGTTACAACGAGTTTCAGCCAGATAGCGACTGTTGCTGTTGATCGAGGTTCAGGAGCTGCTCAAGAGATTTTCGGTTACGCGGTCGTTCAAGACGGTGACAATCTTTGCATCGGAACGGTCCACCGACAAACCTCTCCTGGTGATCACCCGGTTCTCTATCACGAGTTCTCAATGTCCAGCGATAGCTTTACCGTCAGCAATCAAGATACTACCGGCGGTGGAACTATCGTTGATGTGGACAAGAAGATAGACATTCTCAAGCGAGCAGCAGGACCTGTCGTGATTTATAACGGGCCAAGCGAATCCGTCATGGGCCAGAAACAGCGCGTGGCCTACGCTGAAAGGACGAGTGGAGTGTGGACCGCCGATATCGCCCTGGACGCAGGAGGAGAGGTCGATTATTTCGTGGGCGGTGGAGTTTTAGGGGCCAGCAATAAGAGCCACTTCACGTTCAAGGATGATGCAAATTCCGACGCTCAACACCGGAGCCTGACCTCTGGCGATGTGCTTTCCGCTGTCGAGAACTTCAACGACTCGGCTACTGACACTCCGGATTTCGTACTCTTTCGGCCAGCCTATTACGACGCTGCTGGAACGGAACGAATCACCGCTGCCTACAAAACCGCAACCAACATTCAGGCTTCAGAGATCGACAACGATGGAGTGCCTGGGGCCGAAGAACAGGTGACCGACAGCGCACCCTCCGTAGGTAGTGATGGACAGGTTGAGGCTGTTTTTGCCGTCGACGACACCCTAATCCCGGACGCCGTAATCTTGGGATATATCCGAGCCAGCGACGACAATGTTTACCTTGATAACAACGTCAATAGCGGAGGTTGGGGCACAGATATATTGGGATTCACTGGAACCGTAACATACCTTTCCGGGCACGTCTTTGAGCGGAGTGGAGTTACAACATTTGGCTATATCGTCGATGATGGCGGCACGATCAAGTACAACGAACTCACTGCTGCTTCCGGAGGGGGCGGGGGAACATTTCCCGCCACAGAAGCGTCCATCGTGGCAGGGGGAGCCACGATCATCATTACGCTTACTGGATTTGCCGATTGGGTAGCAGTTGGAGCGACTTTCGACGCGCAGCGTCAGAACATCATCGACGGGATGAACTCCGCACAGTCCGAGCTGACCGGATGGAACAATGAGGTCCGGGATAAGGAGGTTGTTACCGCTGTCGTGCGCACGAGCGATAAGATAGTGACCATCACCCTGACGGCCGCAGCAGCCTACGACATAAGTCCGGGGGCGAACGAGACAATCACGGTGACCGTCCCTGAGTCGGCTCTTGTGAATCAAATCCTTCCCGGAGATCTTATTGTGACCCCTAATTTCTCCGTTATCGCCTTCATCCCTATTCCTGGCCCGACCGATCCGGATCCCGCAGCGTCAATCGCTGGCAACGGGCTTGGAGGGATCTCCAGGAATCACACACCGCCTGGAGTCATCGTGAACAGATAGGAGAGCGAGCATGGCACAGACAGAACGCGACAATGTAGTGAACCGGACGAATCTCGCTGACAATACCTCGGGGGATATCAGCGAGACTGATGTGCGTGATGCGCTGGCCTCAACTATGGGGTATGGCTCTATGGTGTTGACGGTTTCCGGTTCCCCTGCTCTTTTGGTCGGTGTAGGCACGTCCTTTGGGTTGATCAACGTAGCCGACCAAATTCAAGCGAAGTCGATAGATGTGAATACACTCGGCACGGATGTTGTGCTGACCCCTGATTGGAAAATCACGTTTAATTCCAATGGCTTCTATCAGATCAATTTCTATTGTTCGTTTTCGTCCGATCAGAACAACAGACTGTATTCATTCTCTGTGTTCCTGAATGGAGCCGCAGTCCAGCCCGAGGTTCAACAGTTTCTTTCGACCGGCGTTGATACTCAAGTTGTTGGGGGGAGCGGGATCGCTTCGTTTACCGCTGCTGACTTCATTGATATGCGAGTCAAGGTGAACACCGGAACTGCCACTTTGACTTTTAATGACCTCGGTTTCTCGGCCCATCGGGTAGGCTAAATTAAAACAGGCCCTCCGAAGAGAGCCTGTTTCGTGTGCACCCCAGGATAGGGAATATCTTAGGGAACTTACATTACTATCTTAACCAATTCCCCTGACCAAGTTCAAGTTGACCCTTGACAGCCTCAGTATGCTCAAAATAGAGGCTGAATGAACGTATTGGCGACCAACGTAGAGTATCCTGCACCGATCCCGCCTGAAGTAACGCAAAGGCATAGGTCAGTCAGCCAGCGAGAAGCGGCTGTACTCCTGGGAATCACCCGAGCCACACTCAGGAGGCTAATCAAAGAAGGCTACGTTCGCGCTTTCCATATTCCTCACAGAATCGTACCGAAACTCGTCCGGGTTCGTCTCGAAGAACTGAATCGTCTCATGACTGAGCACGATTGCAGCAACGGACTCGTGGGTAAGCATCGCTCTGACTGGATCAATCCCCATACTGTACGGAAGATTCCGGTTTGCCTGGCAGCTCGTATCCTGGGAATGAAGCCAACGGCTGTGAGCGAAGCGTGCCAGAGGGGAACTCTGGATCTATCACCTGAAGGACTCCTCGAATATATCCTTCACCGCCACAAGAAGGAGCTGACCACACAGATCCGGTTGAAATACAGATCGAAAATCTTATTGCTGCAAAAGCAAGTGAAGTACGCACAAAAGAAGCTCAAAGAGTGCAGGAGAGAGAATGGCTAAAAACAACGAAGCCCTGGCTCTTGCCCCCGATTACGAAGAACTGGAAAAACTGAGCGTAGCCGAAAACACGATGGCCGGGAAACGCTATCAACGCTACAGGAACGGGGAAACGATCGAGCAAATTGCCGCATCCGACGAGGTCAAGGAAAAAACGGTAAGAGCAGATATTCAAGCCTACGAAAAGAAGTTCGAGACCCTTGTTCAAAATGCAGTCATGCGGGAACGGCTCGACGGTGAGTTGGCTAACGAGAAAATCCGTGGGCTCATTCGCAACAAACTTCACAACAAGGTCCTCAAGGCTCTGGAACATATGGTGACGGGCAATAAGAAGTTCGTTTTCTTTGACCAAGCAAAAGGGAAGATCATCACCGCTACCGCGAAGGACTGGAATATGATGCTCGCGGCCGTAAAGGAATTTCAGAAGCTCGTCTCCCTGGAGCAGAAACCGGCTGTGGTTGGCACGATCGTCAATGTGAATCAGACCAATAACGCCATAGTCGGTCAGGGCGAGGACTTCGAGGAACGGATTCGGAGACTCCGCAAAGAACAGGAAGAGAGTATTGCCGCGGCCAAGCCTGTTGTCGATATTGAAGTCGAAGAAGAAGAGAAAGGACCCGAATGGGATTTCTAGCTGCACGAGCTTTCGTATCCAGACACCCTACATTGCAAGTGCTTCTCGGTGTGACCCTCACCGCTTGGTATTCCTTTACACCCTGGGAATGGTTGAAGTCTATCGCTAGATCGGGCCTACCTAGAGTTGCCTTTTGGTGCTTCCTTTGGGGGACCCTCCTGTATGGCGCTTGGCTTGTCATGCCGGCGATCTTATCGACGATAGCCGTGAACCTCTCTCAATTACCGCCGATCCCCGCGTCAGCCAGCTGGTTTGCTTTGGCTATAGGTGTTGCTGGAGTAGGAGCTGGAATCTTTTTCATAGGGATAGCAGCCGTTCTCCATACCAGTTGGTATTTCATCACAATCGCTCGGTCCCTTGACGCTCAACTCGCCAGGGAATTTGGAGTTACCCGCAAAGCGATAGATCAGTTTCACGGCCGCCTGGTCCAGAGCGAGGGCAGTTTCAATCCGTTTGATGAGGAAACGGCAGCTATGCACGAGGAACTCGAAAAGCTGAAAGCGGAGAGCCCAAGCATGTCGGATGATGAGTACAAGGACCTGAAAGAGAAAATCGAAACGATGGGCGTGGGAGCTGACGTTTAATGCCACACGTTGTTCAAAGGAAAGATAAATACGTTGAAGGGATCATCGAGCATTTCGATGAGAAGCTCAAAGGCTTCGATGGGGATTCCCGTAAATGCTGGCAGAACCTCCTTCCAGACGAGAATAGAACGCTAAACGTGGAATTGGGACGTATCTACGGGAATGCCCCGGAGAACGTCCGGTACTACCTTGAAAACTATCATGTGATTGCCACGAAGGGTGACGAGCTCAGCGCACCTAAGTTAATTACACTCTATCCCTTTTGGGAGAGTCAGGAGATCCTCTGGGAAGACGTTGAAGAATCCTGGGAAGCCAACATTCCCATCAAATGGATTCTCCTCAAAGCTCGTCAAATCGGCTGGTCAACGATGGTCCAAGCCATGATCTTCTATCGGACCATTTTCAACGAGCTGACGAATAGCCTGGTGATTGCCGACGAGCGGATTCGCTCCTCTCATATCTTCGATATGAGCCGGTTAGCCTACGATTGCCTGCCCTGGTGGTTGCGCCCTGAGATCCAGTACGAAGTGCATGGTGAGTTCATGCGGTTCGATCGGAAGGATAAGAGTCAGCGGTTGGACCGCCCAGGCCTTCGCTCTAACTTCTTTGTGGATGCGGCCAATAAACCGACTGGATCCAGTCGTGGCTTCACCCTGCAAAATGGACACCTGACAGAGATCAGCCTGTGGCGCGACCTGAAGATCCTCACTCGAGATCTGTTCCCCGCAGCTACCAAAGCGAACAGGCTGTCTGTCTGGGTCATGGAAGGAACTGCTGAGGGCATAGAAGATCCTTACCATCGTCTCTATCAACGTGCCGTGCAAGGAGCTTTGAGTTGGCGCCCGAAGTTCTGTCCCTGGTGGAAGCAGAAGGAATACAGCAAGCCGTTTATCAACAGAAAAGAACGGGATGATTTTAAAGCTACCGACGACGAGAAGGACCTGGTCCTGAAAATCCGAGAAGACTACGAAGTAGATCTGACCCGGGAACAGTTGAACTGGAGAAGGGAAACCGCTGCTGACTTTGAGGCTGTCGACCAGGACCCCGAAATGGTTGAGCAGGAGTATCCGTCCTTTCCGGAAGCAGCCTTTCGAGTCCAAGGAACGATTCCTTGGGAACAGAAGAAACTGCGAAGGATCCAAAAGCGTTACATTCGCAAGCCGGTCTGGTTTGGAGATATCGAGCTGGTCACACAGAAGAATGGGCAGAAAACGCCTCAGTTGATTGAGTACCTGAATATGAATGACGCTCCTCTTTGGATTTGGGAATTTCCAAAGATGAACAAGGTCTATTACGGGGGAGCCGACCCTGGCCATGGCGTTCCAGGGAAGGATTACTCAGCTGCTTCGATGTGGAGAGTCACACAAACCCACTTACCGATCCCTCAGGTCGCTGAGTACAGAGGCCACAAGGGGGGAACTCCCTTTGCTCGACGGATCGCAGCCCTGGGCTTTCTCTACAACACCTGTCAGTTCTCCGTCGAGTACAACATTCAAACGGTTCTGGAAAGTTTGCTTCACCACCTGAAATATCCCAACCTTTACCGCTGGCGGTGGGCAGACAAAACGAAAGGGCATCTCACCAACTACTTCGGATGGGTGACTCAGACGCGCAGCCGCAATGCTTTGATCGACAATTTCAAGACGATGATGGACGAAGATTTGCTACACATTCGTTCACAACGGCTGCTCAATGAGTGCTGGACCTTCATCGACGTAGGTGATAATCGCTACGAGGCCAGAGCGGGAACATTCGATGATGCCCTCTTTGCAGGAATGATCGCTACCAAGTGTCTCGGACAGGTCCATCCGGATCTGTTGGAAGAAAAACAGAGCGTAGTTATGCGGGATCCCCGCAAGGACTTTCACAACACGGATTACTCTCCCATCCATGATCGCTTCCCAGATGGAGCGTACGGGAAAGAATCCACATTCAATTTACTTTAGGAGGAAACATGGCAGAAGCGACAGGCAATGTGGCACAGGTCACCGACAAGGAAGCAAAAGTGAAAAAGGAAAAGAAGGCTACTACTAAGACCAAGGCAGCGAAGCCAGAACCCGAGAAGGTTGAAACGGCAGCGGCCCCCGAACCGGAAGCAGCTCCGGAGCCAGAAACAGTGACCAACGGGGCAAAGAAGCTCGACGAGTTGGAACCTACCTTACCCCCTTCCTTCCTTCAGGAAACTATCCCCGCCGTTGAGGAAGTAGCTGACCCAACCGGACCTGGAATCCAGGAAAAGATCCGGAAGGAACGCCAGGAGTTGGCCGAGAAGATGCTGAGTGGACAGGAATCAAAACTTGCTGTTCCGCAATTCATCGACGCTCCGATTTTCCCGGATGCCTATTGTCCCAAGTGCGGACAGAAGCTCTCGGGAAACTCCAAGACGGGATTCAAGCAGGCGTTTTACCTTCACCCTTTTACCCCGTCGATCGCTCTAGGCGTTCCATGTGTGTTGAAGGGAAAGAAACTGCGTGCGCCCACGGCGAGAATGGAAATCGTCGAGTAGGGGTTGACGCTGCACGCACAATTAAAGAAGGAGACATTATGCCAGGAGTAACCACATCTGAAGTTCTTTGTCCAACATGCCGCTTCGGGGGCATTCACGACAACCATCTCAAAAACCGCGAGGGGGTCTTTGGGACTTTCTGTGACGCAGGCCACATGTTCAACGATACCGCCGATATGCAGACTGCGATCAAGAAAGCCGACGCGAAATTCGGGAAGCCTGCACCAGTACAGGCGTCTGTACCCGAAAAACCCAAGGTAACTCCGGAGGAAAAGAAGGAAGCCGGAGCGAGAGAGATTACCGCCGAGGTCCTCGTCGTCGATCAGGAGAACCGTGATCGGATCCAGAAGCTTCTGGGTCAAGATATCACCGGCCCCTCTGAGCTGTTCGGGGCAATCTTCTCCATGAAAGAGGATCTCAAGACCGCGCAGGGTGCTATCAAAGACGCTCAGGGGAAAGCCGCGCTAGATGGATTTACTCTCCGGGATGATCAGATCGTGATCCAGTTGCCAGAGTGGTGTGCAGAGTCATTCAAGGACTTCGCGCAGGGCATGGGGATTCCGCTTCAGGAATTTGCCAATCAGCAATTTGAAGAGTACCTCCGGGGTCTCTATATCGAGCAGCCAACGGACAAGTCAGCGGAACAGACCGCTTAATCATGCCCATTTGGGATTTTGAGTGCTCAAAATGTGGCCGTAAGGAACTCGACGTTCCCAACGTGCAGTTCGACCCAGAACCGATCTGGCCGAGCTGCTGCGGCCAGCGCATGGAAATGCTTTTCAGTACAACGGTCAACGCTCCCTTTGAGCCTTTCACCACGACCCACATTCATCCGGAAGGCAAACCACTGACTGTTCGCACTCAGAAGGATCTGAGTCACCTTCAAAATAGATTTGGAGTGCAGCAGGTCGCTGACCCCAACCTGATCTCCGAGGGAACCAAACCTCACAATCAGCGATTCAGGCAAAAGGATACCTCGAACCGCAAGTATTTTGACGTGGGTAGAGGCCGATGACACGGCTCGTTCTTCACACCACAGCCCTGAAAATCACCAACAGCGGTGGGGGGCTGGTCGACCGTCACGAAGAGGAGAAAGATTCCATCACCGGCAAAATCATGAAGGTCATTAAGAGATATAAAGTAGAAGGCTCCGAATACATGACCTTCATTTGCCCGAAATGCGAGCGTCGCCAAAAGAGATCGGCTTACGAAGTGATTTATCTTCGAGAAGATGGCGACGTCGTCTTCCATTGCAATCAGTTTGGATGTGATGCCGAAATCGAAGTGTCCAGACCGCCGAAGCCTCAAGAAATCCCGGATCCAAAATTAATCATCAGCCCAGGCGAATACCGACAGGAACAAGCAAAGAAATCACATCATGGCAGTATTTGACAATCTCGACGACACAATTCCAGAACAGCCCTGGGAGCTGCTTCAGTACCAGCCAGGCCTCGACCCAGCGAAGCAGGAGAAGAGGCTAAAGGACTATTGCCACACCGCCCATGAACAGGCTTGGCAATACATGTCGGCTTCTGAGGAAGTACGCCAGATAGATCAACACATCTCCTACTTGATGGGGAACCAGTGGCCGACCAAGAGGCCCTCTTACAAGGCTGCACCAATCAACAACCGTCTACTGAGACAGCTTGAGGAAGTGACAGCCGTTCTGACCGATGTTCGACCTACCTTCGAAGTCCAGGCCCTCAATCCGATCTACCACGAACAAGCTGAAATTCACTCAAAGACCACAAAAGCGTGGTGGCTCATGCAGGACAATGACCTGAAGCTCGCCATGGCGACCATTCACGCCTATCTCAGTACCGGCTTCTTGAGAATTGTCTGGAACTCCAGCCTTATGGGTGGGGAAGGTGACTTTCAGCTGGTTCCACTTGGTATCGCTGAAGTGATGCCAATAGGACCAAGCTATGAACTGCAAGAGT